CAATCTATATATCTAACTTGTTTAGTAAGATTATTATGGCTTGATAAAATAGAAAGAGTGATATCGGCATATGTGGGTGGGTTTACCATAGCATTCCCCCGCCTCTGCGCCCGGGAAGGCACACCATTCAAGTTGTTGTCAAGTAACCTTCGCATCCAGTCAAACATCTCTGAATAACCTTTTAAATTTTCATCTAATATAATGTTACATGATAATTCGTTAAAGGTTAGTTTATCACCAGGAAATGGTACACCAGATACTTTCTGATACGGAACTTCAACAGAAGACATGATCATACCAGGGTGTGTAATATTTTGACAGAAAAACTCTAGGTTTGGATAGTTTCGTCTATCAATTGTTAACTTAAAACTGGTAGGTTGTAAGTAATTGAAATTTTCTGTTAAATCAGCCATATCTCTATTTATACAAGTTAGAAAGAAAAATGGGCAGCCGAAGCTGCCCAAGTTCTATTAGTGTTATTGCGATCTATGCGCCGAGGATGTTGTCGACACGGAAGATTCTGTAGTATTGGTTAGTCTTAGCTGTTGCAAGACCGTCTGCCGGTGATGCACCAACGAATGGATTTGAGACCATGCCGTAGCGAGTCTTAAAGCCAATTTTCGGCTGGAATGTATCCTCACCGACCGCACGTACCATTGTTAGTGGAACGTATGGGCAATAGAAGAGACCAGCGTCGTAAGGATTTGTACCTTTGTAACCAATGTTGATGTAATCACCAGTTGCATATGGATCTACGTAGATTCTCATGCGACCGTTGAGTGTACCAGCAAATGTGTTGCCAGTGTCATCAACGTTAAGGTTTGTGTTCATTGCAGGTGCGTAGTCAAGCATACCTGAAGCTGCAAGTGCTGAAGCTACGTCAGATGAACAGATAGCAAAGTTACCTTTTCCTCTACGAGTTTCTTTTGCAATTGTGTTAGCTTCACGCTCCATCTGAAGAATCAGACCCTTGAACTTCTCAACTGACCAACGACCATCGGCATCACTCTGGATGTCGAAGATACCATTGATTGCTGTGTTACCTGTACCTGCACCGGTTTTTGCCTGTGAGTTAATTGTACGGATAACTTCGCGGTTGATTTCAGCCATGATCTCAGTTGACAGAATGTTAGCCAACTCAGTTTCAGCGTCAAGACCATGAATTGCTTTAAGGTCTTGTGCCAATTCCAAGCTGTATTCTGCTTTGAGTGCACGTGACTTGGCAGTAACAGTTGCCTTGTCGATTGTGAAACCCATTTCAGCAAATGCTTCACCACCGGCTTCGCCAAGTGCTTCAGCTTCTGTTGTTGTGTAGGCATCACCTGCATATGGACCAGTACGCTCGTTGTCAATGCTTGAGTCAGTGTTAGCATCAGTCAAACCTTCTAGGCCTGATGACCCACCGTTTGCAGTTGTTGCTGAATCACCTGAGAAACCAACAGCGGCTTCTGCGAATAGTGCTTCGTCACCATTTACTACACCAGCTTTAGTTGTCTTATAGCGTGACTTCATCGCGAAGATGAGGCCAGTTGGACCTGACATTGGCTGAACGCCGCAAATGTCATATGCCATAAGATTAGGCATTGCGCGACGAACGAGCGCAATCAAAACTGGATTCCAGTTATCGGCTGCACCGCCAGATGCTACAGTACCAGCTGCGGCAGAGTTAGTAGGACCTTCCATGAGACCTTGCTCACGAAGGGCGATTTCTTGGTTTTCCAGAATTGCTGCGGTTACAGCTTTTCTGTGTGAATCTTTAATAGTACCAGCTGATTCTTCGTTCAGTACCGGTGCCCATTTTTCGATTAGAGTATCATAGGATTGCATTTTGGACTCCCAAATTATTTTTGCGTTTTCTTGATTGCACTGAGATACTGTTCCATTGTTGATGAAGCAACACCGATTGGATCGGAGCCATCGTCATCTTCTACAATATCAGCGGTATCAGTTACTTTTTTGGTGAAGTATGATTCTTTGATAGTTTCAACTTTCTGAGAGAAAGTCTCGGCATCATCGAAGTCAATATCTTCGGCCAGCTTTTTAAGTTTTTCAACTTGAGTTTCTGCGAGGCCAGAAGCATGTTCACGGACAATTGCGTCGCGCTTCAATTCTTCTAATTCACCTTGCATTTCGATTGACTTAGCAGTTGTTTCATTAAGAGCTGTTTCCAGTTCTTCAACGCTTTCTGCTAATTCATCAACGAGATCAACTTTAGATTCTGGTACTTCGATGTAAGACTCAGTGAACAAATCTTTCAAGTTGTTCATAAATCCTTCAGCGATTTCTGTACGCAAACCTGTTTGGACAGCAAGTTTATTTTCTTCCATCCAATTCTCAACTACGTAGTTCAAGTAGCTGTCGACCTTTTCAACGAGTTCTGCTTTAGTAGTAGCAACTTCTTCAGCCAGCTCTTCGTTGTACTTCTCTTCAAGACGATCAACTTCTTCAGCCAACTTAGATTTGATAGCTGCTTCAAAGATTGTCTCTGCCTTACCTTTGAACTCATCTGAAAGAGTTGCCTCTTCTGCAACGAGTGCATTAAGATCATCTGAAAAATCAACGTTAATTTCTAAATCAGAAGTTTCAGCAATTGCTTCACCTTCTACTTCATCAACGTTAAATCCTTCAGTGTAAGCTGCTTGCAGTTGTTGTTTAGTCATTGCTTGCAACTTACCCATCATGCCAGCCATTAGTGCGGCTTTTGTCTTTGGCATTGGATCTTGTTTTGTTTGGTCACCTTTACGCTTTGGCGCAGAACCTGTAGCTTCACCTGCTTTATCAACAGATGCTACAGACTGAGCTTCAGCATTTTTAGGATCATGAGTTTGTGCTTCCACGATTTCGTTCTCGTCATCATGGAGTTCAATCTCTTGATCTGTAGTTTGATCTTCAGTCATAATTGACTCCTTTTTTATTTAGTTTTGAGCAACGAGAGGAAATTCTTAAACTCACGAACCTGTGTCTCATAGAGATTAGCACGAGGAGCTTTTTTAATTTCGGTCTCCATTCTTTCAATAGCTTGTGCTTCGATAATACCGTTGTTCCATACCCATTCAACACCTTCCATAACTCCATTAACAAAAGCGCTAGGTGCAGATGGATCCTGAACAATATCTACTGCATTGAGTAGAAAATCGTCCTTGACGATCATTGCGTTATTACCTCGTTCCAAGCTTCCCATACCACGAGTCGAGACTCCTAAGTTGATACCGCCATCAAGCAAACCGCGAACGATCATGCCCATTGGTGTTTCCAAAATAGTAGCCTTACCCATAACATCGTTACCCTTCCAATCAAGGGATTCAATCTTGTGAGAAACTTTGTCTAAATTAACGGTCGGTCCTTCAGGGTGATTTAGTTCACCAACAGCACGCCCTTTGGAAACTTGCTCAGTAACATATTTGCTAACTGCGTTTTCCATAATTGGCTTTGGATATATTCGACCGTTACGATTCTTTGTTTCTGCTTGCATGAATACACCTTCGATAGAGTACTTTTTTCCTCCATCAGCTTTGGCTTCAGTTAAGACCTCTAGATGATCTTCGTTAAATTCAGCAATCAGTTTCATTTTTTTATCCTCTTGGATAAGTTATTTTAGTAAAGAAAACACTAGCAGTATTTGCATATACTGTTTCAGTTTTAGCTTTATGTAAAATCATTGTTGTATTTGTTGGCATTTGAAATGAGCCACCATTTGATAATGTTACAAGCGAATTAGATGTACATGCAACATACACTACTTGCGCATTATCAACATCAGTTGCCGCGCCTTGACCGTTCGCAGTTACTCTTGCGCTTAATGGTTTAAAAAACATGTTATTTCCTTAACGCTTTTATAAATTCTTGACCAGCTTTTTTTGCCATAGCAAGATTAGGATAAGTATCTAACTTTTCCATATCAACGTATGTAACAAATTTACCTTTTTCTTTATGCACCATCAGGTGCACACGATTTATTTTTGTGTCAAAGACATGTTCACCGGGTGGCATGCCCTTTTTTCGCATTTCTTTAAAGTTCTTCATTCTACTGCTTATTTATACTTTTATTACTCTTCATCTTCAATTTCACTAAGTAATTCATCTACTTCTTCATCAGACATATTATCGAGCATATCGTCAATTTCTTCGTCAGTTAAGTCATCTTCATCTTCTTCGACTTCGTCTGGTTCCGCATCTCCCGCATCAGCCGACTCAGGCTCGCCTTCTGCTTCAAGGTCAAATTCGAGCTGCTCAGCACCATCTTCATCCCCCACGTTGTTTTCATCATCTTCCACATCTGATGCTCCATTGAATATTTGATCAGCTAATTTAATCTTTTCTTGATTAAGCAAATCATCTAATTTAACTGTCATCATATCGCCAAAAACCTTATTGGCTTTATTGTAATCTTGATCATATGCATTCTGAATTAGATCTTGCACATTAGGCATTTCTGGCATTTGCGTTTCTACTTCACTCACTGTCATCTCCTTTTACGGGTTTTAATTCAAACTTTTGGCTAGCAGGTTGTTCTGCTGGCTCTTCTTCTGGTGGAGCTTCTTCAACTTCTCCATCAATTTCTTTTTTCATATTTTCGATATCTTCATCACTTAAATGCAATACATTCTTTTGAATCCACTCTTTAGAGTAATATTCTCCAACATAATTTTGCATAAGATCTAAAGTCTGTAATCTTTCTCTAAGTATTTCAGCATCTCTTAATTCTGTAAAATGATTATCTCTAATATAATCTACAGTAATATCACTTTTCCAATCTTCCCAATCTTCTTCGGTAATAATACCCTTCATGATTAGTTGTTTTTTCAGGATACCATAAAAAAGATGGGCAAATCTAGCTCTTGATCTGTCAATAAACTTTTGGAATTTTAATTCATCGCGATTAACTTCTGTTGATCTACCTAAACTAAATTGAGCTTCTTGCTCTAGTCTATTGATAGGAACATTTAATGAACGATATACCTTTTTCTGAAAATAAATAATGTCGTCAATTTGGCCGAGGTTTTCTCCACCTGGTAGTGTACTAATTTCAGTACCCTTACCGCCTTCACGCCGAGGCAACCAAAAATCTTCGAGCATTGACATGTGTTTACGATCATCGCGAATCTCACCAGTTTTTGCATCGTACACAAGTTTATTACGATACTTAGTCATGATGCTTTTCATATATTCTTCAGACTTACCACGTGGCATATTGCCAACGTCGATGTAGAAGATGCGTCTTTCTGGTGCACGAGCAAGGCGATAAATCACCAAAGAATCTTCCATCATTCTTAATTGATTTATGGGCTTTAAAGCTTTATGCAAATATGATACAACTTTTTTACGATCTTCAGTCAAAAGTCCAGATGTTACATAACTTACTGAATCATTAGTCATCTTAATACCAGAAGTAGAAGAACCTGGTTTTTCCTGATATATGAAAAACTCTTCGGTATCTTCA